GAGAGTCAGTTCACAGAGGCTAATCGTGTACTAGAAGAGCAGGGCAAGAAGCCTTTGCCCCATCGCCCGGGTTGGTTCCCGGCTGTACGCTCAGGCCCATACTCAGTCTCAATCAAGTTCGCTGGTGATGTTGTACATAGACAACACTTCCGTTAAAAGGTTGAGGGTGAGTTGTTCACCAAGAAGTTCCAGAAGGATACAGGTAGTACATTCGATATTGGTATGGTTGAATATACCAAGGATGCTAATCCAATCACTCAAGATATGTTCAAGACTATTGAAATGGTTGAGAACATCATCAAGAATAACTTTGGTACACATGTTGGTGATGCCGTTCATGGTCGTATCCAAGATGCCCTTTCACGGGTTGTTGAGAGAGGTGGCAAGTTAGGTAAGCACAGCGAGTTCCGTAGCAACATCACGGGTTACAAAGGCTCTGAGTTGTTTATGACCAGAGAAGAGCGTGGTGAAGCTTTCAAGATGGCTATCCAGTCTTCTGTCAATGAGTACGCTGGTGGTCTGCGTAACATGATTATCACTTCCAAGACTGATATGATGCTTCAGAATAACCCTGACGACGTGGTGCTGCAATCAATGGTCACTGCTTCCAAGGGGCGTACTGAGAACGCTCTTGATAGGGCTGATACCCTCATGCGTAACTCATGGGACAGAGCTGTTCTTGCCTTGAGTGGTCAAATTAAAGCTAACAATAAGTGGAGCTTTGATAGAGTACAGGGTAATCTTCTAGAGGTCTTCTATCTCTTTAAGTTGATGTCCAAAGCTATCTTTCCAATCAACCAAGTGTTTGCTAGTTTACAATCAATCCGTCAGATGTCTGTTGAAGGTGGATTCTTCAAGCCTTATATTGCTATGGGCAAAGGACTAGCTAAGCTGGCCACAGGTGATGCTGAACTTAAGAACCAACTGTTTGAAGTTAGCACGAAGACTAATACCTTTGAACCACAGTTTATTGAAGCACTTCATCTAAGTGATAAAGACAACAAGGTGTGGGACGGAATCAAGACATACGCTTTGTTCAACAAGGTGAATGAATCTGCCGACTCTATCTCGCGTGTGATTGCTTTTTCCAGTGCTTACAGTATGTTTAGGGACATGGGTTTAAGTGAGTCTGCTGCTCAAACAAGAGCCATTGAAGTTGCTAACCTGAGTATGGTGCCGTATGGCAAGACAGAAACAGCGCCGGGCTTTACCAAGATGGGACAGATTGGCCAAGCAATGCGGCCACTACAAACCTTTGGACAAGCCCAACTAGGTAATTGGATTGCTGACTTCCGTCACATGAAGGCAACAGATGCAAAGACTTGGGCACCTATGATAAACTATCATCTTGTATCAACAATGCTTGCGGGCGCAGTTAGCTTACTGTTTGTTCAAGAGTATGAGATGATGCGTAAGTGGCTTAATGCCGAGTTCCCTAAGTACTTCGATCTACCATCTGTATTTGACATCATTAAGGCAGACATGTCATTTCTAGATCGTGTGGTAAAGACAGAGGAAGATACCAAAGAGGCCCTTAAGATTATAACACAATATGGTGCACCTGCATTATCAGGTATCGATCTAGCTTCTTCTTCACGATCCAATGAGACTTTGTTTACTGTAATGGCTGCTGCTATATCTGGAAGCAAAGCTTGGTATGAAATGTTACCAGCCTTAGAAGCAACTAGAAAGGGAGCAATTGGACTCGCTTCTGTGCCGGCTATGTTTGGTGATAAAAAGTCTGCCGAGACACGCCAAGCAATTACTGATGTAGCCCCAGCCGGACACATTGGTTATGGACTTAAGGAGGCCTTTGGTGTTAACACAACTAGGCAAGCTTTACCAGAAGGTGGTTACCGCAATACTGACCAGTTGGCAGGTGGATCTGATAACGACGCTATCAAAACTCGTACTACTGCGGATATCGTTGCTGGTTATATGGGGGGTAAATCGACTGATGAGCGCATTGTTTCGGACACGTCCAGACTAGAGACTGAGAGGTCTAAGAATCTTACTGAGATTCGTAAGACTCTTGTGAACAAGTTCATGGACACAGGTAATCAGGAGTTTATCAAACGTCTAGCACAGACAGGATTAACCCCTGAGCAGATTGAATCTATGCTGAAGAGCAAGGGATTCAAGAGAGGAGCTGGTGTTGGTGTCAGATCATTGATTGATGCCAGTGGCCAACCGATCTCAACTGTTGATGAAGCAAAGCGTGCTGATGCATACAAGCGAGCAGGGATGTACAAAGAAGGTAGGATGTAAAAGAAAAAAGGCCGGACTAGGAAAACCTAGCCGGCCTTTTTGTTGTCTATCTAGTCGTGACCCACGTTTTGTTTAGGAAAATTGGCATTGACTGTAGACGGGCAATCCTTACTTACGTTTAAGAAGTGTGATTCTTATAATGACGAAGTCCATTGTAACGGCAAACACATCTTCTGGTGCAGCGTCTTCTCCTAGATAAAACTCAAGACCAACCGATACACCGGTAATGAAATCAAGATTGACGATGAATTTGTTGTAGTGGAGGGTAATCATATTCCACATACTCCAGTAGTACAGGCACGATCTATGTTCTCTTCGAACACGACACCCCTGTGTTGAATTGCTTCATTGTACTCTACTTCTGTGAGGGGCTGACCTCCTCTACTTCCATCTGGATAAGCGGTGAGGCCGCGAAGCCTAGGTGCATAGGCAGCAAGTACCTGTGCAAAATGCTCAACTTTGTCATCGTTGTTGTCCTTCGATCCCCAAGCTGGGAGATTAATTGTTGAGGAAATTGACATGTCAACGAAATCTTGTATGTCGGCTTGAAAGGCGATTCGCTTTTCGTAGTCATGGCTTAAGCCGTAAGCTGTTTGTATCTTTGAAGGTTCCAGTCCAAACTCTTTAATGAGTTGGTCCGCTGTAGTGTCGACCACGTATTCGTACTTCCACTTAGTACCATCAGTGAGGTAGCGTCGTTTATAAGCGACTGCAAACAGCGGTTCGATTCCAGTAGTCGTTGCTGCAAGAATACCGATGCTCCCTGTTGGGGCAATGGCTCTATAGGCAATTGGTCGGCTGATGTACAACCTGTCACAGTGTTCATTTGCTGCCCTTTCAGATTCATGTTTGTATATGGCTAGCCATTGTTTTAGTTCCGGAGTAACCTCATAACCTCGTCCTCGCTTAAGGAGCCATGCATGGATACCCATGAGTCCAAGTCCAAGACGACGGTTTTTGTTCCTAACTTTATACACTTTCTCGTATGGAAGATCGGCTCTAAGTGTGCCGCAGACGAGAAATTTTGAAGCCAGGGAAATGATATCGGCGAACTCTTGAATAGTCTCAATATTGCCGAGATTGATACTCCCAAGATTGCAAACATCAGAATCATCCGCTGATGTAACCTCAGTACAGGCGTTTCGTAGGGTTTCATTTTCCTTGTCTCCAAAGTTGAAACTAAATCCTGGTTCTCCAGTGCTCATTGCTTGACGAACATTCTGAAGGAAGATTGGATTGGCTGCACGCATATGTGCATTATCCTCGACCCTAGCGAATGCTATGCCTTCATTACCTTCCCACAACCATTTATCATCATAGTTAATACTGATATTAGTCATGTCCATAGGAGCAGGGAAGTTGAAGTCCTTGGCCTTCATTGCTTTGATATCCTCACTCCAGTTCTTAGCTAACATGAACTGCGGGATATCCTCATGCTGCCAGTTGAGTGAAGCATAGATAGCAGAGCGACGTGAGCCTCCTTGCATGACACCACGGCCTACCTCATTAATCATTTGCATCAAGGGCACAGGGCCGCTGCTAACGCCTCCTGTACGGGTCAATGGACGACCGGCTGGGCGTAGGATAGAGTAGTCAACCCCAATACCACCACCAGTCATTAGACAACTGACTGCTCGTTGTGTTAGAGATGCCCATTCCTCTCTTGTATCCTCTTCGGCACGTAGCAAGTAGCAGTTATTGTATGCTTTGCTAGGCCTACCGGCATACCAGAGGTACCTACCGCCTGGAATGAACTTCATTTCCTTGATGTAGTAAGCAAGCTGTGCCCTGTCGCCATCACCCATTAGTGGCCGTTCAGTTCCCCAACGTGTACCACAGACATCTTCGACAACTCGTTCAGCCAGTGCATCCCATGTGTCTTCAGGACCCTGGGCATATTTCTGACGGAAAATATTCTCGCTGAAGGTATTCTTGAATCTATTGATTCTCATGTTTGAATTCCCATAGTTCCCTGTCCCATTCTTTTTCTTTTTCGTGGTTGATTATTTCTTTGCGGATCTTGCGATCTTCGTGAGCCCCCCGTTTGGGGGGATCAGTCCGATCCTTCCCAATCCAGGGTTGCTTGTCCTTCGTCTTCGCCATATTCTTCACAAAGTTTGTCAAAGTGTTCTTCGATCTTGTCAGGAAATCTGTCGACAATCAAATCACTGTTGATGTGTAGGTTCTCTAGTAATGTGACTTCGTCTACTCGCCTAAGGATATCAAACAGATCTAAGATAGTTAGGGCATTATCGTGCATCACCAGAGCCCGACAATGTGCCAGCAGCTTTGCGCTTAGCTAGCTTTTGTGCATTGATAGAGATAATATCCTCAGGTTCGTAACCAATGGCTTTACAGAGGCGCACAGCATACCAGAAGACATCACCAATCTCATAGGCAAGGGCACCTGTGTCTAGATTGTTATCACGGATAAGCTTCTTGATTTTGCCAGCAACTTCGCCAGCCTCTGAGGTTAGGCCTAGGGCTAGGTAAGTAAGTTCTTTTTCATTGCCAGTACCAGCACCTGGGTAGATGGCAGTCTTCATGGTTTGTTCAGTGTAGTCAGAAAGGTTCATCGTTTTCCTTTGTAATGGGTAGCTCAGCATGAGCAATTAGAGCATTGAGATAATCGCGGGCTTTGTATAAATCACTGAGGCCATCTTTGTCCTGCCATCTATACACGTACTTCATGATGCTGCCTTCGGCAAATGGGATTTCTTTGTCTATCAAGAGATCCATTAACCGCGTGTCTTTATAGTGTTTAGGGATTGCCATATTTTTTCCTTAAATATCCTAGGGAACAAAACATCTCATCGAAGGTACCATTACTAACTTCATGAAGCACAACGACACCACGCCAGTGCTTGTTGCTCTGGTGGTCTAGATACCCTTCATTATGTTCGTAACAAGAACCAGCGATGATACATGTAATCGTTGATCCGTCTGGCCGTTTGCCATAGGCGACTTGTTTACCCTGTTGATGGCCAGCTATACAAGACATGTGTAGTTTGGATACCATCGCACTGGCCGACACAGCCGGTCGTCCAAGGACGCCCGTCGGGAAGTAGTGGCTATAAGCTACACCATCAATGAAGACAGGGGACAAGAAGGGATGAACCTCCCATTTGTTATATGGAAGATCCTCTATCATGATGAGTCCCTCAAGCTTAGGATCGTTTTCAATCGCGCGTAGGATACGATTCTCGTGGTTACCGAGGGTCATCACCATGCGTGGTTTGTAGAGTTTCTCCTTGTTCTTTTTGGCCCGAATATTGAATTCCTGGAGGGGCCCGAGAAGAGTCGCCATAGCAGTATGAGCGGCCTCAATATCTTTAACATATCGTTTTCCTTCAAATGATTTCTTACCCACGTCGTAGCTGCTGAGGCTTTCCATGTCGACAAAGTCACCAAGATGTATGATAACATCCGGCTTCTTTTCTACTATATACTTGCCAATATGTTCCAAGTATGAGAAGTCTTCTCCATACTTAACCTGAGTGTCCGGAATTATGAGGTGCTTGCTCATTGAAATTGATCCCTAATCTTTTGAAATTCGATTGGTGTGTAGTTGTCAAGTCTTTCAACAGACACATTGATATATCGCGGATCATCATGCACATTATCGTGTAGATGTCCATGAATATTTGCCCTCCACCTAGCCAAACTTTCGGGATGGATGGGAATGTGAGACAAGAGAAACTTGTCTAACACATGGTAAGCCCGCACATCCTTGAAGATTTGAGCATACTGGGAGAGCTTGAAGTTATCATGGTTGCCTTTAATCAGTACCTTGGTACCATTAAGGGCATCAAAGATGTTCTTCACATGTGTGAATGAGGTAAAACCCACATCCCCCAGATGATATACCTTATCACCCGGGGAAACAACTGAGTTCCAACGATCAATCAAGTGCTGATCGTGCTCCTTGATATCAGCAAAGCCTGGTCGTAGGTGGGTGCCATCCTTTTTAAGGAAGTTCAAGATGTTGTAATGACCCCAGTGTGTGTCAGCTACTAGAAATGTCTTCATTTTCCTTTATCCATTGAGCGACTTTCTCTGTGTCTTTAATACCACAATAATCGAAGTTGTTTTTTTCAGCCCACTTACCATGCGTCATCTTGGTACCACCGCACAGTTTGTTAGGATTGTCAAACACAAATTTGATATTCAAGTCTGGATGTTGTTTTTTAATCAGCTCATATTTCTTACGCTCGGAGTAGTCACTGAGATATCCCTTTGTCTCAATCAAGAGTGTGTTGTGGATAGTCCAGTCTACTGTATAGACATGTTCGGATTCCGGGACAATGTACTTGATCTTTGTGACCTCGTACTGATAATCCTTTGTGGTATCCTTAATGATGTCCTCGAACTTAAGCTCTAGTTTTGACCGGCGGTTTATCAGGGACATTGATTATGTCAAGACCAGATTTTTTGTTGGCGTAGTATCCGTTCCAATCCCATTGGGCGGG